ACAAACCGACACATAGAGTGATGGCACAGAACGAAGAACTCACACTTACAGCACAACAACAGGAGTACCTCGACTGGCTGTGCACCGCACCCTCTGAACGGGTGCCACCGTCAAAGCACAAGATGGCGACCCACTTGGGCGTCAATGAGACGACCCTCCGCCGTTGGGAGAAGAAGGAAGTTTTCCGCAAGCAGTGGCAGACGGCGGTGGATGCGGTTCAGGGGTCGCCTGAGCGAACCCAAACACTTTTGGACACTTTGTACGCTAAAGCGCTCGATGGGGACACGAAGTCTGCTCAGTTGTATTTGCAGGCTACGAACCGTATGGCTCCGCCTACGGTCACGGTGCAGTCGACGAAGAAGGCAGCGGAGTTGACGGATGAGGAACTTGACAGCCTGATTGCGGCTGTAGCGGAACGGGAGAAGTCTTCTCGAACCAAACTCAAGGCTGTATGAGTGGGACGGTCGAGTGTCCGAATTGTGGGTGTGAGTATCCTCCTGTTGCTTGTCGCTGGCTTTGTCCGGAGTGCGGTTTCAAGGATTCTTGCTGTGAGGGCGAACCGAGGAAGATGAGGGATTATGACAACGACTAACGACGCAATGTTTGTCGCCCTAAAGGCGATGTATCCGTCCGGAGGAAACACGCTGGGAGACCTGCTGTACACGCATTGGTCAACTGTTGGCCTTCAGTATCGTGGTTCTTTGCAGTACGACTATTATGTCACGCAGGGCGCTTCTGGTACGACGTGGGGCGATTTGGCTAACTCGTTCTGGTCGGACCCCGACTTTGTCGTGTCCAACCTTGAACTCGAAGATGGTAACGATTTGCTCTTAGAGAATGGAGACTTTATGTTGCTGGAGGTAGGCAATGGCTGATAGCAAAATTTCGCAGTTGACAGCCATAACGGCAATCGATTTGGCTGGGGCAGATGTTTTGCCCGTTGTCGATACGAGCGCAACAACCACAAAGAAGGTTGCTCTGAACGATGTGGCAGAGTTTGTGGCCGGTGCCTCTGTTATCACCTCGCAAATTCCAGCAGACTCTGATGATTTGACCGAGGGTGCAACGAATCTGTACTACACCTCGGCTCGCTCGGCCCTGAAGGCTGACCTTGCTAGCCCAACTTTTACTGGGACTCCTGCGGCACCTACTGCGGCAGTCAGCACCAGCACCACACAGGTTGCAACCACGGCATTTGTCATGAATGCCAAGGAAGATGACCAGTTCATTCTCGCAGCAGCAATTTTCTAGGTAACGAACGGAGTATTCAGTATGGCAACATTTTCCAAGCAAATCCTGAGCGGTTCAACCGATGGCAAGGCCATCAAGGTTGCCGCAACAGCAACCCCCGGAACCACGATTCACACGGGTTCCACCACGACTACGACTCTTGACGAGGTGTGGATTTATGCGCACAACTCGGACACGACCGACCGCAAGTTGACAATTGAGTGGGGTGGCACTGCTTCGCCAGATGACCTGATTGAGTACACGGTCAAGGCCGAGAACGGTCTGTACCTGATTGTTCCGGGTCTGATCCTGAAGGGGAACGCAACAGCTTTGGTTGTCCGTGCTTTTGCTGCTACAGCAAACGTCATCACCATTTCTGGATACGTCAACCGAATCACCGCTTAGTAGGAAATAATGGCGAATAGACCATTAGTCGAACCATTCGGAGGTACCGCCATTTCTGGCGGTTCCCTTGCGCCACGCTCTCGTCGTGGTGTTGTTGGGTCTGTTGACTCTGTGCGTCGTGGTGGAAATCCGCCAGTTTCAGTTCAATATCTTGTTATTGCTGGTGGTGGATATGGTGGCGGTAACGGTTCTGGTGGCGGTGGTGCTGGAGGTTATCGTACTTCTGTAACTGGAGCCACAACAGGTGGCGGTGGTTCTGCTGAAGCACCACTTGAGTTTGTTCGTGGAACAACCTATACTGTTACTGTTGGTGGCGCATATAGTGATTCTGTTCTTTCAACAATAACTTCAACCAAGGGCGGCAATCCACCTGCTTACGGTCAAGGTGGACACGCTGGTTCACAGGCTTCACCAACACAAGGTTATAATGGTTCTACTGCTGGTGGTGGTGGCGGTGCTGGCGCAGCCGCCACATCATGTGTTGGTGGTGCTGGACTCAGCAACTCTATTACTGGTTCTGCTGTTACCCGTGGTGGTGGCGGTGGAAAAGGTGACGCAGCAAACTTCTGTCAAAACTGTTCTGGTTGTGCTGGCGGTTCGGGCGGTGGCGGTGGCGGTGCTGGAACCGAACCAAATGGCTGTGGTGGCTGGGGTGGTAACGGTGGAGCCAACACTGGTGGTGGCGGTGGCGGCGGCGGGCGTGACTGTGGTGGTCCAACTGGTTATGGTGGAACTGGTGGTTCTGGTATTGTTGCTTTGCGCTATGTTGACAGTGAAGCAGTACTCACAAGCATTAGTGGCGGTTTGACCTACACGACAACCACCAGCGGTGGTTACCGAATCTATTCATTTACTGGTGGCACAGGGACGATCACTTTCTAATGGCACATTACGCATTCCTCGACGAAAACAACATTGTGACCGAAGTTATTGTTGGTCGCAACGAATGGGAAGTTGTTGATGATATCTCCAACTGGGAAGAGCATTATTCTCAGTTCCGTGGACAACGCTGCTTGCGCACCAGTCTGCATGGCAACATCAGAAAGACTTTTGCACGTGTTGGCTCACGCTACGATGAAGCTACGGATTCTTTTATTCTTCCAGCACCATTCCCAAGCTGGGAGTTGAACTCTGATTTGGATTGGGTCGCCCCAGTCCCATACCCGGAAAATGATGATCATCTGTATTCATGGGACGAAGACATTCGAAACTGGTTTGTTACGCACAACTGGAACGATGGGGCATCAGAATGGGAACCGATTCAGTAGACCTTCGAGCACGCATGGTCGTGTGCCGTGAATGTGAAAAATTTAATAAGCATCTAGCGCAATGCAAAGTTTGCAAATGCTTTATGCCAGTAAAGACAAAAATCAAATCCTCTAAGTGTCCACTTGGTAAGTGGTGAAGTCACGCTGGCTGATATTTCTATCAGTAGCAATTTATGCCCTGATGTCAACATCCGCAAAAGCGGATGTCACCCACAACGTATGGACCTGCTGGCAGTCCGACACGAGCAACTGGACAATGCTTCAGCCCATCGAGCACTACCGCTCAGGGCTTTACCCAACATGGTCTGACTGCTTGGCTTGGCGTGACGGTCCGCCAACCGAGCCGTACACATGGTCCTACGGCTTGACCGCACCAACAACTGTTCCAACATCTACTACCTCCACTACGGTTCCAGAGACTTCCACCTCTACTACGGTTGAAGAAACAACAACCTCTACAACTACCACGACTATTCCAGAAACGACAACGACATGGGTCACAACCACGGAATCCACAACCACAACGACGACAACTACTACTACTGCCCCATCAACGACTGTCCCTGTGCCGTCAACTCAGCCGTGGGTGCCCCCAGCAACCACCACCTCAACGACCACAACTACAACAACGACTACAACGACTGTGCCAGAAACCAGCACAAGTACGAGCACAACGACAAGTCAGCCAGAAACAACCACATCCTCCACGACGACGACTTCACAGCCAAAACCCAGTACGACAACGTCCACACCAACAACAACCCCAGAAACAACTTCAACGGTGGCTCCCTCTCCGACTGTGCCAGCTCCAGCACAGCAGGTGCTGGAAGTACAGAATCTTACCACACAGCAGGCTGTGGAGGTGTTTCAGAATCTTGAGCCACAGGAACTAAATGAGGAGCAGATTGCGGCCATTGTTGAGGCTGTTCAGGATGCACCAGAAGAAGTTCGTCGGGCATTCGAGGAAGAGGTGGACGTTTTTGGGGCCGGATTTGATGACTATGTTCCGTTGGGGTCAGAAGTGCCTGTTTCGACCCGTAGAACCCTAATTGCGGTGGCTGTTGGGGCTACTATGACCGCTGTGGGGGACCGTAGACGGTAACGATTTGTCCTATTGGTGATGAAGAAGTTCCTCTCCGAAATCCACGCCCTGACCTGGACGCTGGCTGGCACGGGTACCGTGCTGATTACGCTGTCGGGTAAGACTCGTCTTCTCGGTTGGTACATTTCCGCCATCGCTCTAATCATTCACCTGCTGGGTGTTTACTTCAAGGAGAACAATGAATAAGGCAAAGGATGTTGCAGGTCGAATTGTTGCCCTGTTCCTCACGAACGCACTTGGTGTTGTCACCGGTGCGGCAATCATCGCACCAGACCTTGAAGTCTGGAAGTCTGCCTGTATCGCTGGCGCAGTCAGCGTATTCAAGGTTGCCGAAGCATTGGCGAAGGCAAGCATTGATGGTGTCCTGACCAAGGATGAGATTGATGCGGCTTTTGGTGCAACCCCACGGAAGATTGCTGCCAAGAAAGCTGCCAAACGAGTAAGCGAATAATGGCAAGATCCATGCGTGTTGGCGGCGGAGGACGTTTCGCCAAGCTTGAAAAAAGTCTGAAGTCTCAGGGTGTTAAGAACCCTGGGGCTTTGGCGGCCAGTATTGGTCGCAAGAAGTACGGTAAAGCTAAGTTCCAGAAAATGGCTTCTCAGGGGCGTAAGCGAGCAAAGTAATGGAACTGACAGACCTTCTCAACGAGAAGGAATGGCGAAAGTGCAGGGGGCCAGAAAATGGCTCCCCCGATGAACTTGTTGAAGCGTTTGCGCATTTCTGCTCAACCTACTGGACCATTCGCCATCCCGAACGTGGACGCATCAAATTTGTGCTCCGTGAAGCACAAGAAGAAACTGTGCGCACCTGGATTGAAGAACGTTACAGCATTGTGCTCAAAGCACGACAGATCGGGTTTTCCACACTGGCTGCAGCGTTCGTGTTTTGGGAATCATTCTTTTGGGCAGACAGATTCGTGGTCATGCTTAGTCGTACCGAACGTGAAGCATCCAAGCTTTTGCAGAAAACCAAATACGGCTACAAGATGATGCCGCAATGGATGAAGGTCCGTGGACCGGAACTGGTTTCAGACAACCAGCTCAAAATGGTTTTCTCTAATGATTCCGCAATTGAATCTTTGCCTTCCGGCAATGATCCTGCACGTGGTGAATCCGTATATCGTGTCGTTATTGACGAAATGGCGTTCTTGCCCAATCCTGAAGAAGCTTGGGCTTCTATTGAACCAATTGCTGACGTCGGTGGACGTGTCATCTGTCTATCAACCGCTAACGGTGAAGGAAACATTTTCCATCAGTTATGGGTTGGTTCGCAGAATGCGACCAACCGATTCAAAGGAATCTTCTTTCCATGGTCAGCTGGAGATCGTGACCAGTCTTGGTATGAAGCCAAAAAGCGTGACCTGCCAGATTGGCAGTTGGCGCAGGAATACCCAAGTGACCCAGAAGAAGCATTCGTTCGTTCTGGTCGTCCAGTCTTTGACTTGGACGTCCTCCGAGAAATTGAACCAATAATCCCCGAAGAAGGCTACTTGAGTTCAACCAGCGTTAGAACCGTCTTTAGGTTCGTTGAGGACGGTGGTCCTCTAAGGATCTGGGAAATGCCTCAAGAAGGCGAATCCTATGTAATTGGCGCAGACGTCGCTGAAGGTTTGGGGCATGGTGACTACAGTTCGGCCCATGTGATTTCTGCGGACACAGGGATCGTTGTTGCCCATTGGCATGGGCACATTGACCCAGACCTGTTCGGTGAGGATGTGCTGGTCGCTTTGGGCTATTTTTACAATCACGCTTTGATCGGTGTTGAATCCAACAACCATGGTCTAACAACCTTGAAGTCTTTGGCCAGGGTGGGTTACCGGAACCTGTATAAGCAGCGCAAAATGAATCA